ACATTTGCGGCTGGTGCGATCCTTTACCCTTCGCCAACGGTGGCAGGCGTTTGGACAGACATTGAACCCGTTGCACCTAACATTGATATGCCAATAGGCTTTTGTGTTAATAGCCATGTGAACAATGGAACAATCGCCATACGCGTGGCATCGGGATATAAATTATCAGAGCTTCATGATGTTTCAATCACGTCACCCGTTGACAAGGCTTCTTTGTATTATTCTGGTGGATTATGGAGAGATACAACGGCTGCTCTTTTGGTTAGTGACACGGCTTCAATGCTTACAAATTACTTGCGCTCAGGTGTAGCGGCATCAACTTATCAAGCAAAGTTAAACGGCACGGGTTTTGTTAAAGCAACAGGAACAACGATAAGTTATGATAATTCAACTTATCTAACCACGGCAACGGCGACTTCGACTTATTTACCTTTGGCAGGTGGAACAATGACAGGTACAATAAATAGACAAGAAGGCTCAAATGATGGAAGCGCAAATACATTTTATTATAATATATTAAATTACTTTGCAAAAAGAGATAATAATAAAGGTGGTCAAACGGCTCAAATTACATTCACGGATAGACCAGGTACTGCAACTTTTGAAAACAATGTAAGAACGTCTGATATATATTTAATGACTGCTAAAAATTTTAGTGGTGGACAATTAGGGCAATATCTTGACACAACTTTATCGGTGGTGGCAAATCAAGATGGAGGTAGAATTGGTATAAGTAAATTAAACCCAGCTTATAAATTAGATGTTAATGGAACGTTTAATGCAAGCGGAAACAGTTTAATCGGTGGCACCCTCGGTGTTACAGGCGCAACGACGTTGTCCGCACCTTTGACCGTCAACTCCTCAGCCGTGTTCAATGAAGGCTCAGCCGACGCCGACTTTCGCGTGGAAAGCGACGGCAACGCAAATATGGTTTTCGTGGATGCCTCGACGGATCGCGTGGGCATTGGTTACGCATCACCAACGAATACGCTTGACGTGAATGGTACATTAGGTGTATTTGGTGCAACAAATTTATCTAATACTTTAACAGTTGATGGAAAAACTATTTTAAATGATTCTGCAAGATTTGAAGGAAATATTTTATTTAAAAAAAATATGGGATTACCTATTGTAAAAATAAGTAATGCAGATTATACAGCTACAACTGATAATCATACAATTATTTATACAACATTAACATCGGATAAAACATTGACTATTCCTAATGCTTCTGATGCAGTTGGTGTTAAATTTGTAATCTCAATTTTCGATATACCCGAAGGTAATGAGGCGTTAACATTAGTTACTCCATCGTCAAATTTATTTGTAAGAACTGATGGTGAAAATTCAAATGTTGACATTGTTGGTGGTTATTGTACTACTATTCAAAGCGATGGCACTAAATGGTATATATTATCTTACGCCCCAATGTATTAATAAACTTAAAAAAATAAACATGAAAAAGATTTTGTTTTTATTGCTTTGTATATCTCAGCTTAACGCGCAATCAATAACTTTTGACACATCATACGTCAAAATCATTGACAATGCTTATTACCTTATTTACCGTGCTGATTATACAGACGGTGGGTATTATGAAAAGGCTTCAATGATTGGTGACACAAGTCAGTTGTACAACGGTGCTATGGCAAGTTTTGAAAACAATGCAAATAACTTTGCAGACAAGGTTGTGGCTTATTATGACTTCGGAAGGAAAACAACAGCAGCCATAAGAGAGAATAATAACATTCAAGAATTAACAGGCAAAAATCCATTGGATACCATTTTAAAAAACAATGAGGCATTTTACACAGATAACAAATGGCAAATAAGCGCGCTTGGAACAACGGCAGCCGTTGACTTTAATTACAATAAAAATACAAGTGCATTCAGGTATATTGTCGAAGGTTCAACGCCAAAAAATGCTATTGTATTTTCAAAGTTTGCCATAAGGTTAATTAGTTATCCAGTGTTAGGACAATTTGTTGATTTATATTGGGAGGAGGCAAAAAATAGGTATATTTCACAGGATGGTAAAGTAATTTTGAGGCAGTTAAAACCAACTAAATGAAAACAACCTTAATAAACTTTTTGCACCTCGGATGGGAAAAAATAACGTATGCCATTTGTTGTGGATATATTTTTTCATTTTTCATACCAATAAAGGGATTTCTGATATTTACAATTTTCGTTGTTTTTGCGGACATGGGAACGGGCATCATCGCGGCAAAGAAGGAGCAACAAAAGATAAATAGCCGTGGGCTTTACCGGACAATAGAAAAAATAATAGTGTATTTTTGTGCCATACTCATATTCGAGGGTGCAAGGAATACGTTTAGCCTTCCTAACATAACGTATATGGCAGCGTTTTTAATTGCGACGGTGGAGCTTTATTCTATTTCGGAAAATATTAAGCGCATTACAGGCGTAAATCTTGGTGTTTTAATCACACGTTTTTTTAATCGTTAAAACAAATAATATGCAGACTAATTTAAAAGAAGCATTAAAGTCAGCCGACACAATTTCCAGTCCTCTTGGGGATATAAGTTGTTACAGTTTTAATTTTGCGGAATTAACTCAAGAAATTTCAGTTCATCTTGAAAATAACAAAATTAAATTCACGTGGCGCGAATATATCCAACTTGCTCAAATCATTTGGGACAAAATAAAGGAAACATCAAGGGAGTGCGCAGGAAAGGAAATTGAGGTGAAATTGCCAGCAAAGTTAGGTTTGGTATCGGCGGCTTTCGCTCTTATCGGATTCAAATTATAGGCGAAGAATCGCTACCTTAGGCGGCTTACAGGGCGGTGTATTGATTTACATCGCCCTTAAAAATATCAAAATATGAAAGCATCTAAATTTTGTGTTTTCCTTGACGCTGGTCACGGAGGCATTGACGCAAAGAAAAAATTACCTTACAATTATACGACGTACCCTTCAAAGTGCGCTCAGCATAATAATGCAAAGTTCCACGGTTACGGGTGGTTCTTTGAAGGCGTGTTTAACCGCGACGTTGCGGCAAAGATTGAGCAGTATTTAATTGACTGGGGTTTTTCCGTTGTTCGCGTTTACGATACTATCTTGGACGTATCATTAACAAAGCGCGTGGCGAAGGCAAATATAAACGCCCAGAATTATGAAGATTCGTTGTACCTCAGCATTCACGGCAACGCGGCAACGTCGCCCAATGCAAGGGGCTTCGAAGTGTTCACGAGCAAGGGTAAAACAAGGTCGGACATTTATGCTGAGTTTCTTTTCAAGGAGGTTCAGGAGGCTTTTCCTAAATGGGTGTATCGCATGGACACAACGGACGGGGATAAGGATAAAGAAGAAAGTTTCTTTGTTATCACCCAAACCAATATGCCTGCGGTACTCAGTGAAAACGGCTTCTTTACCAATTACCACGATGCTTTAATGATGTTTGACCCCGTGTTTCAAAATACTTTGGCTTTGTCTCATGCTCGGGCGGTCGTGGATTATGCGAAAACGCAAGGGGTAATATTTTAAATAAAAAGGGCTGGTTCAAATGCCAGCCCCGATATACACATCAACAATTCAACAAATTAGTAATCAATCAATTATAAGTTTTATAAGCTTTGCGGCTGATTCTTTTAAAGTATCGGTTTCCTTTGAATGATAAAGTTGGTAACAAATGCTTACCATTCGTTCCTTATTCATTGATTGATAGGTGGGCATCGTCTCAGGAATCAAAGGATTAAGGTAAAAATTTATTACCGATTGTTTGCTATTTACAGTGTCGGCAAAGCGAATAGGCTTCGGGCGTGCGTTAAAACATCTTTGCGCTTCCTTCCATTGTTCGTTGGTTAAGCCGTCTGTTAATTCGTTATTTTTCATCTTTTGATATAATTTTTTGCCATAAGCGCAAGAAAGAAAGCATCGATTTCATCTTGACTGATTTTGGCTGGTTTAAAATTTGGTTCAAATTTCAATCGTTCACTTGCGACCACGCGTATAAATACGTCTTTATTAAACTTTTTACCCTTTGCCTCAGGTGAAATATTGTACGCCTCAATGTCATGCTCCTTAATCCATTCATAAGCAATCCTTGAGGCGGCTTGATTCATGCCAACGTTGCGGGACATTCGGGATAGGATCGCCCGGTTAATCGAATTATTAAAGGTCACATTCTGCAGGCTTGAATCTTCAACCAAAACAATGGGGCTTTCGTATGCTACCCAGGTTATAACGTCGCCGATAAAATCAACAAACCTTTTATACCTTTTAAAAATCATGGTGCGGTCTGCAATAATACAAACCGCCATTCCTTTTATTCTTAACGCTGGGTCAACTCCTATCAATGTCCTCAAAGTGTTATTGTTTTAAATGAAGATACAAAATGTTTTGCCGTTGTTCCCGTGGTTTCATTGTTTTCTTTTGCCTCAACCTTTTCGCGTGGTTTCCTTTTGCGCTTTGGCTTTGGCTCAGGTGCATTGATACCATAAGCCTCCACGCCTTTGTCAACAAAGTTGATTTCAAGGAGGTAACCGAAAACAACGATGGTTCCCACGAATAAAAACATGGTGATAAATTCGCCGCCTTCGTACTTTTCCTGTAACCCAAAGAAGATTTCAACCAATGCGACAAGGGTTGCGCCCAGGGCAATTTTTGGCGGGTAAGTACTCCTTCCTTTGGTTGGATTCAGGAAATCCATGAAAACCACGGCGAAGCGTCCGAGCTGCAAGATACTTGCGGCAATGATCGCAAGCCAAAAGTCAATAGGGAGAAAAATGGCGGTTAGGTAGGCGTTGATGCCATAAGTGAGAACGATTGTTAATAACATAATTGTAGGAATGTTATCTGAGATTGACTCAAATGTCCATTTAAATTGAAGGTTGTTAAAATTCTTTTCCATGATTAATTTGTTTTGTTGTGTGTAAAAAATAAGGGCAGCTGGGGGCGCTGCCCTGTGAGGTGGTTAATTATTTTCTTTTGTTTAATTCCATTACGCAATAATGTATTTCGTCCTGATAAAAACCATTTTTTGGATTATTTGGCATTGAGTTAATTACTTCTTGGCAATCTCTAATTATAAATCTTAAAGATTCAATGCTTAAAGTTTTAACTTTTTTCTGGTAGTCTGAGTGATTAATCTGATTCATTTTGTTTTGTTTTTGTTGTGTGAAATATCGTTTCTTTGTTTCAATATGTAAATTTAATATTAAATATTGAAACAAAAAAATATTTACAAAAATAAATGCAAAATAATTTAAAATTCATCTCTTTTCCCCTTCAATGGGTAATGGTTCTTTTTCAACTCCCAGAACTCAGCCATAAGCGAAGCCCTGAATTTATAATCCCTGTCCGTGTGATAGCCTGACTTGTAAACGCACTTACAAATGGATTCGTATAAACGCATCCCTTTCATCTTGTAATTTGCCTTTTTGCAATCCGCATACCTTCCTGAGTTTAAAACACTTGCCCAAAGCTTCATACCTTCTTCCGTGGTACTTGCGCTCATGAACTTGGCGCGAATGTATTTGTCACGTCCGCGAATGACCTCCCGTGTTTTGTACGTCACGGACTTTTGATTTTTCAAAGCCTTCACACCTCCAGCGTTGGCGTGCTTGCGCCAAAGTTCGGTTTCAACGCCTGAGGTGGTTGCCTCAATGATGAAAAAGGAATAGATCATGGACACTGGAAAGTCGGTCAGGTGATGTACATTCATAAGCATGGCTTCGTAGGAATAAGCCAACCATATACGACGCATTTTAAACAAATCGATTTTATCAAGGTTTCGGAAACCTTTGCCTTCCAGATTCTTTCTTAATTCGTGAATATTCATTTTTCGTATCTCCCACCCGTATGACCTTGAGCCATAAGCCATTTCATTGACTTCGCTTTTTTCCTCCTTTGCTGGGAATGTCAGCGTTGTAATTTTGTGAACATACACCGTGTCGCGCTCAATGACTGGCACGAATGAGGTGTAATGATACTGGGTGCTTATTGGGCTGTAAATCAACCCAACCACGAAGGCAACGCCAACGCCTGCGGCTACCTGATATGGCAGCCGCTTATTTTGTGGGACGTAATCAATGATCTTTTCTTTCATAAAATTGGTTTTAAAACTGGTAAATAAATTTCGTTTTGTAAAAATATATATAATTATTTATAATAAAGAATATTTACAATAATAAAATAAAAAAAAATGTCCGCATCGAAAAACGCGGACATGAATTAGAACACTTTAACAACTTACTACTTACCTTATTTCCTGTACTCACCAAACTTTGAAATACTAATCTCAAAGTTTTTCACGTCGATTTTTAATTCCTTGAATTGTTCCAAAGCCTTTTCAACGCTTTCAGCTTCAATGATCATTCGTTTGTCATTGTACTTTACTTCAAATTTGCTCATTAATACCAATTTTTTAAAGTGTGAATAATAAAATAAATGGCATAAGCCAAAGTTAAGATTCCACCAGCTGCAACGAAGAAAGTGGCGGCATCTTTGATTAATTTTTGTTTTTCTCTTTCAGTCATCATGATTTTTCTTTTCTTTTTGTTTTAAACGATATTCTTTTTGATAGGCTTTTATCTTTTCAGCGTTTTTCAGCCTGAATCTTTTGTGTTTGTCATATAATAACTCAGGCTTTTCCACCTTGTTTTTGTAATACCTTATTTTCTTGGTTTCTAAATTTCTTAAACGCCTTTTCTCTTTGTGGTATTCGGACATATTTCGATAATACGCCTTCATGTATTCCGATTTACGGGCTTTCTTTTCTTCGTCACTCATATTTACTTTTTAATTTTCGTTCTCGATAGGCTTTTGATTTAATTTTCAATGCTTCAATGTTCGCATAATAATAGGCAAGGCTTTTGTCTTTTCTTATTTGCCTTTGTTCGTCCGTCAACTTCCAATAATTGTCCTTATTCCTGAGGCGTGTTGCCTCCCTTCTTTTATCCTTTTGGAAGGCTGGCATGTTCCGATAATATTCACGGTCATACGCTCGTTGCTTTTCCCTTTCTTCGTCGGTCATGGCTGCTTATTTAAATAATTCTTGGAAGCAACAGGATCTTTCCCCTGATTCGAATACTTCGCATCTTGCTTTTTATCATACGAAATATTTGGCATCTCGGAAATATCCTGATAAGTAAGCTGAGCAATTTTCATTCCCGCGTAAATCTTGAGCGGCTGAACCGTCAAAAGTTCCAATGTCCAATGCCCCTTGAATCCAACGTCGCCAAATCCTGCTGTGACGTGGACGAAAAGTCCTAATCTCCCGAGGCTTGATTTTCCTTGGATAATTGGCACGTGTTTCAAGGTTTCCGTGTATTCCACCGTTGAGGCAAGGTAAACAATGCCAGGCTGGAGAATTATACCATCGTCGGGAATAATGATTGGTGCAGATGGGTTTTTCTTGCGCACGTCCAACACTCGCTCGGTGTAAAGTACCAGGGTATTTGAAAGAGTTAAATCGTAGGAATTGGTGCCAAGGTTCTCAGGGTTAAATGGCTCAATAACGATGTTGCCTTCGCTAATTTCGTCGTTAATTGTCTTGTCGGTTAAAATCATTTTGTTTCGTATTTTTTGCGGTTATCAAATTCCTTTTTTGTAAAATAATATTCAGTGAGCATTTGGGCGTTGCATTGTAAGTGTGCGGCATGAAGTAAGCCTGATTCTGGGTCAATGTCCTCACCCAGGCGAATGGCTTCAAGGTGACGCAAAGCGGAGGCGATCACCTCACTCCACGGCATACCCTTTTCCCAGTTGCCAGCAGGGTATTTATCCAAACCCTTTGTCCAAACTTTGGCGCATTCACGGTGAGCCAACGGGGGAACAAGGTCGTATCTGATTTTTTCATCATTGAACCTTAACCCCCTTGCGTCTGATTTCATTATCTTTTTCAATTCATTTTCCAAATCGTCGGTCATGGCTTCCATTTTAATGGCTGTGTAAAAAACTTTTATAAACCTCGCTTATCTGCTTGCAAGTTTGCTCAATCAAAACAATGGCTTTTAATAAATCATCCATTTCAAAGGTATGGTTTAATTCGTAACTTTCGCCTGTAAAAGATAAGCCGTTTTTCGTCATCTTTGTCCCCAGCCAGTTGATTTGACTTTCGGGAATTGTTTCCCCATTTACAAACATTGCCAGGGCGTAAACTTTCATTTGAAGGCTTGTTTTCAAGGTGTCCATTGTCCACGGTTTACCTGAGGTTTTAAAGTCAATGACGCGGTTGTTTTCCCTGTCCCATGCGTCAATATAACCAACGACTTGAATGTCGTTAATACTCAGGCTTATTGGCTTTTCAGCCTCCAAGCCTTTGAAGCCTTGTATTTTCTCAATGTAAAAATCTGGGAAGGTTTCCATGATGATTCCATTTTTTATAAAGGCTTCGGTATCCTCGGCAAAGCGTTTGCCAAAATCCATGTAAATGGATGGTTCTTCGGGAAGGTTTAAAAAGTAACGATTGATATACTTTTGACGGTCGGAGTACCAAAGATTAATCTGGCTGACTGATATATATTTTTTTGGAAGGAGCATGGTCATCTTAATTTTATGGTTTTAAATAAATCGATTATACTTTTAATTGTTTCGTAAGAATAAATCTTAAAGCCATTTAAATAAGCCGCATCTTCAAAACAAAAATCAACATACCAATTATCGTTTAATATATCTTCGTTGTTTATAATGTCTTCATTTGCATTAGAATTAAAAATCATTTTATTTTCTAATATTAATTCATACCAAAAATAAATATTTTCTAAATCTACTGATTCTTCATTAATTATATTTGAATGTTCGTCTAAGTAAACCCTTTGGAACCCTAAGTCTATGAGTTGTTTTTCTGTCATTTCTTTTGTTTTGCGGCGCGGTAAAACCCCAGCCGTGTTACAGGCTGGGGAAAAACGTACCAAATTGATTAAAAATATTTTCCGATTTGAATAAAGATCGTGGCGGCGGCAGGTTGCGCCTGGGCAGGTTCAAGTCCTGAGGCTTGCAACTGGTGAAATATGTCGGCGTAAACCGAAGTCATTAACGTCGCCTTTTCCGTGATTTCATCATGTGTTAGCTTACCGTTGCTTTTAGGGGGTAAATTTGCCGCCTGCTGCACGTTCGCTCCTTCGGTGGGTGTTTGTACCTTTTCGGGTATTTCGTTCGCTGTAAGCATATCGAATGCGACTTTGTAACTTTTGCCGTCGTGGATGATGGTAACGGCGTCGTCTTTTTTCAAAGCCATTAACTTTGTATCGTCTGGTTTTCCGTAAACGCGGATGTCCGTACCGTTGTCCAATGTGATTGCGGCGTTAATGGATGGTCCGTATTGACCCTCAAACACTTTGCCCGCCGTGTATTTAACCTTGCCTTTTAGAATATTCATTTCCCATTTGAATTTGAAAATTTTGAGAATCGTACCACATTTGTTTTTTGTGGTCACTTATTGCTTTCCAGTCTATTTCCTGATCGTATTTTATTTTATTACCAGTCCAAAAGTATTTTTCTATTTCGCCTACTCCTTTTTCCCTCCACCATTTTTGCAAGTGCTTTGGTTCAACGATATGGTTGGGACAAATGCTTAATGAGGCATTGAGCGCGAAGTCTTGTATATTAATCATCTTGCTGCGGTTATTTGTTCACATTTAATAATAGCGATTTTGCAACAAGCAATAACTTCAATTCTTAGTTTATTAATCGCAGTATCCAAAACCCTTGTTTCATTAGCCTCCAATGTTTCAAGCATCGTTTTTATACAATCAAGGTAATGATTGTGCTTCGCTTCATTATGCCAACTAACATAAGCCTGAATCATTCTTTGAGAGTAAATCCAAAAATCAAGAACAATCCAAAAGTCGGCGCGCGACTCATTTCTTAATCTTTCGTTTTCGCCTTCAAGATATACGATGCGTTCTTCGTAATAACGGGTAAGAGCGTTGTTTGTAAAAGTGCTTTCAATGTTTTCCATTTTGGTTTGTTTTTAAAGTGATTGATTTGTTAATATTACCCAGTCTATTTCATTCTCAGCAACAAGAGGCATGAGATTGTAACGGGTGATTTGTGGATATAATTCAAGGTCAATGTCATGCGGCTCAAATGTCCAGCCGTGGATCTCCATGTTATCCTCAGGGGAATGCGGCGACGTTTGCCCGTACAAGCCGAAGCCGTGGGAAAAGATAACGTGGACAAAGTGACCCAGCTTTTTATCAAGGGTACATTTGCAGGTGTATTTTGTAATATTCATTTGGTAAGTTTTAAAAGGTGGGCGGATTGGTTACCGCCCTGGTTGGTTATTTTACTTTTGTTGATAATTTAAAATGGAAAAAACTATCTACTACTTTACTATTATTTGCGGTACATGATATAAGTAAAGAAGGCGTTCCGTTTTTGTAAGTTTCTTGTTCGATATTTTGAACAGTAAACTTTATTCCTTGTCTTTTAATCGTGTCTCCAATTTTTAATTCTGATGCTGTCATTTTGTTTGTTTTTGTTGTGTGAAATATCTTTCGTTCGTTTCAATACGTAAATTTAAATATAATTATTTGAATAAAAAAATATTTACAAAAATAAATTAAAAAAAAGTGAGGCATAATTTCTATGCCCCACCAAAACAAAACCAAATTATGAAACTTATCTTAGCAACACTTTGCGCCAGACGGCTAACTTGTAAGCAAGTGCGCGGGCGCGTGGCATATTTCCTTCTTCAATCTTTCTCATGTGGTTCTTCCTGTCAATCATATTATCTGAATCTGGCTTTTCCTGCTTTGCCATTTCCTGAGCCTCAAGCCACAAGGCTTCCTTTTCCCCTTCCTTCCATTCATTGATATAACCACGCTTGACACATTCATCGTACCAAAATACGGGTATTTCATCGAGCGGCTTTTGAAAGTTTTTTAGCTTATTATCAAAGTCCTTGTCATATTCCTCAGCCACTTTCCCCAGGCGTTTCATGCGATCTTCTTCTTCTTTCTTCGCCTGAATGTCGGAATCCATGGCGAAATATATCTTTTGCCGCCATGTTATATACGCGGTTAATATTCGCCCAATGGCATGAA